CTCGTTTGATGCGCCACAGTGCATAACCATAAGGGTGGGGTCGCAATACCCCAACTTTCTGTCGCCAGAAAGGGCTGCCCTATTTCCGAACACTCTCAAGCCCAGTCCCAAGTGTACCCCCGAGACTAAGCGAAAGTGTTTTGGAAGAAGAAAAGGGAAGAAGAGTTCACCATCCGAAAGGGAGGCTGCAGAACGCTGCAGTCGGTTTCCATCCCATTCGTAACCACCAGACAAAGACTAGATTAGACCAGGAACCCAGACAGACACCCATCTACCGACTACGCTAGGAGAGCCGCAGCTTTACCTAGAACCGACAAGAGAGTAGGAGCATACTTCATCCCCATTTGTAAACCCCGAATACCGTGGTTGGCGACAGAAGAAAGAGCATTCTTAATGTCGGACCAATGCATAGGGTTACAATGAAACTGAGGCACCTGTTGGCAACGAAACAACGCTTCCTCGTAAATCGAGGGACTGACGGTGGCGCTCTCCACCTCTGTACAAAGATCTTCCGACTGGTATTCAGCAGCGAACGCAGCGTTGACAAGAACGTGTGAGCCCGAGAATTGCCCAGTGGTAGATTCTACAAAGTTTGAGACCATAATATAAGCCCAACCAGAATCATGCTCACGCATGACTGGCAGGCTGATAACAGCGATATTGCTCGAGACTGTGGATGCTTCAGTCAATGGTATATAATCAAAGTCCTCTATACCCACTGGCATATGGAAAAGATAACCGCCATCTTTGAAATCCATTGCTTTGTGTCTACGTAACCCTTCGAGTTGAGGCGGAGAATTTAGATACAACACATCTCCGGCCGCACTCGGAATTTGAGCCATGAAAATTCCGCCAGCATTGTTGAACTGACTCGCCATGCATGTGACCATCAATGACGAAGACAAAATGCGACCCATATTGAAACGGCTCAAATTATTCGACAACCCAGGCAAGGGTTGGAAATAAGGGAAACCAGTGCTGATGGTGTAGGACAAAGTAACAGCACAGGTAGCGGTAGGAGGCACTTGGCCATCCGAGTAAGAAATTTGGTAATAATCGGATGCAGGGATGGTATATTGCAAATTGTTCGTAGTGCCGCTGAGGAAAGTGACTTGTGATGGTGTACCACGCTTGTAAGCATAAATACTGAAGATTTGGTACGTATTAAAATTGGCCGACAAATTTGCCAAAGTGATGTTGGCACCAGCTGGTATCAATATCCAAGAGCGATCATCACAATAAGGCATATTGACCGTACCCTCCGTGTAATTCGCAGAATCCTCGCCCTTGTAGGCGTAGATTGGTTCCGTAATACCGAAGAGCGAAGTGGTGATCGCAGTCGGCGTGAAGTGCGAAATAACCAAAGGCCCAGAAGTTTTGCCTGCAATCAGTGCCAACGTCGTCGTGTTAGTACTCTTCCCAGAGGAGAAATCCACTCCATTAAAAGAGGCATTGAATGCACCTGTTAAACTGGTAGGATTATGATGGTTGAGGAACATCGCATGCAACGGGTCTCGGGAGACAGCCATCCCAGTGAACCCTGCAGTGTATAGTGAGGAACTCCCCGCTTGGAAGTCGACTTGAATCGACCTCACAGACG